TACGAGGTAATGGAGTATATACTAAAAAGACTGCAAAAAGCCTACCAATGTATTTGGGCACTATGAAATTAATTGATGGGATCTGGAATTTAGTTAGTGCTAATGCTGATGGGGATATTGTGGTAGTTGACTATGAAAGAACAGCAACGGAAACATTAAAGATGTTAAATGAAGAACTCAAGCTCCTTAGTTTGGAAGACGTTCAGAAATTAAACGATTTTAATATTAAGAACATTGGCAATATTATTTCTTTTTAAAAAACAGTTAATAAATATCAAAAAATACTATATTGGAAGATAATTCAATCTATTACATGATTAAAGATTTGGAAATAATGATATGTAAAAGCAATGAACAAAGTCATTGCTTTTTATTTTACTTAATTCTTGGTGTATAATCTAAATAAACGTGGTCGTTGTCATTTAAACCATCACCCGTAAACAATATTGTGTTGGTGTTACCACCATCAATATTAGGATAGGTTGATGACATATGAATCGGAATAGTTTTATTTCCATTTGTGGCTTCCATATTTTCTGTATCGATTGTTACCTCATCACCAGCCATTGCAATTGGTGTTGGAACGGTATCATCTAAATCTTTAACCTCATCAATTTTCAATGAAGTCAAAGAAGTGTAACAGTTTCGATATGGAACTGCTGGTGATGCTAGATCTTCAGAAATAGGGAATTTTTGCATCATAAGACCAACAGAAGCTAAATGATTATTAGAATATTTTCCTTCATAATCATGCCAAGTTCCACCAGAATGATAAGCTGCTTTACCAGAATATTTTTTACCAGTTTTCGGATTCATACGAAAAACGTCCCACGTATAATCATCGCCATCTTTAGTTAAAATACATTCAACATAAACATCTGAAAAAAGTCCAGTGTTATAGTCGTTTGTTACTTTAGCATATGATTTTGATTTGATAGTTTTAGACTTGACAGTTGTGCGCTTTGCTGTAGTTTTTCCAGATTTACGCTTAATTGTCTTCTTCGTCTTCTTTTTATTGGTTCGTTTTGTTTCTCTAGCCTTACGAGTTTTACGTTTTGTCGGTTTTCTCTTAGACGATTTTGCCTTTTTCTTAGCTGCCATATATGCCCTAATCTTTTTCTTAACTCTAACTTTAACTTTTTTAGTTGTTGTCTTCATAAGAATATCAAAAGTTTGGTTTTGGTCATCAACGATAAATCTTTGCGGACCTTTTGTGACTAACAAATTTTTATGGTTACCATCACTCTTAGTATAATCGGCATTTGGTTGTGCTAACTGGATATAGAATTTAGGAATTCGTCCAGCAGATTGGTCTTTAATTTCAATACGTCCAACAGATTGTCCGTTTTCATTTAAAATTGCAATACCAACTTTGCCCATTGCACGACCATTGTGCTTGCCCTTATATTTTCGATGATGCAACCAAACAGTTAGTCGATAATTTTGTAAAGAAGTTGACATACCAATATATTTCAACATTGGTCCAGTCCAATATCCCTTTGAAATTTTACCAAAATTATATCCACCATCGCTTTTTTTACCCATTACAATTGAAGTTGCTGTTGATGCTGCAGTACCTAAATTATGCATTTGAGTTCCATCTGACCAAGTTGTATCTTCAGCAACTGAATCCCATGTAGAAAGTGTGTTACATGGATCCCAAACAATATTATCATATTTATCTTCTGGGTCGGGAGTTTCATCTGTTGGGTCAGTTCCGACGAACATTTCTCCACCATTTAAAACATATCCAAAATACATACATGAATGATTAGGGATGAAAGTCACGATTGGTTCAGATCCAGTATTTCCACCAGCAGTAAAAGTGTTTTCACTCATTGGCTGCATTTCTGTTGAAATTGGTTCTAAACAACCCCGTGGGTCATTCATTTCAAAAGTGAGTGTAAATTGTGTTGAATTATCATTTTCCAAAAATTCAGGATTAGGAATTTGAGAAAAATGCCCCCAATAAGTGACATCTGGTTGAAAACCAAAAATTAAGGGATATTGAGTGCCAGGTTCATCACCTAAACTCAATAAAAATTTGGAAACATTTTGAACATCAACAGCATGTTCATAAGGTGTATCAGACATCATTGTACATGGGATTGAAATTTGTTTTGCTCCATAATATGTCCCAAGAAACAAATTACCATATCGAGCAGGAACCGTTTCAACAGTTTCATTCATTTCTGGTGCAATAGGCAAAGCAACATGACCAACAATTAAGCCTAAATCATTTCTCGAATTTATGCCTCTAAAATCAAATTCATCATATCTTGGCACTGTCATAGTGAAATTTCACCCCTAACTAATTTCTTTGTTTGTTGTGTTCTAGAATTATAGTTATCATACATTTTTCCAACCATTGTATCTGAAACAACTGGTTTATTTTCAATAGTTTTATTAATTCGACTTAATTGCTTTGTTACTGTATCAAGTTTAATTGTCAAATCAGCAACTAATTTAACAAGTGCAGAAATTTCAGCAGAATTTTCGTTTCCGGAAACCCCCATCATTTTCTTTGCCATATTAATTAATTCAACTGACCTATTTTTGTTAGTAAGCGGCAATATCATTTCTGGTTTATTACCTTCGCTTAAATGAGCAATTTTTTCATTATTACTCAATCCACCATTAGCATACCAGTGATGAGCTTGCCAAAATCTATAAGCACCATTAATGCCGCCATATTTCTTAACATAACTCTTCATCCACTTCAATTGAGTTATTGGATTAGTTCTCCAGTCTGAACCAGCGCTAGCCATTTTGCCGGCTGGAAGAGATTGTGGAAGTCCATAAGCACCACTTGGGTTGTGGGCTCTAGGGTTCCAACTAGATTCATGACTAATAATATAATTATACATGCCAAATTGGCTTGCTGGTATTCCAGCTTGTTTCAACCAATGTTTATGACTTCCAGTTGGTGCTTCACTATCTCCACCACCAAAACTTTCAGCTGCCTCAGCTAAAGGTTCCAAAAACTTTTTAACCCATGAAAGAACACCAGAACCTTTAAGTTGTCGTGTAACAAGTTTGGTAAGTCCACCGGTAATATTTTTTGCTGCCTTGTTACCATAACTACCATGAAGTTTAGTAACATCCAACCAACCTCTAGTTGAGGAACCACCATGGTCCCATAATCCTTCGGTTGTTGCACCAATGTGAACGTGAGTACCATCGGGACCTAGTTTAGCAATAGCTTGCCCACGTTTAACATGGTCACCTACGTGCACAAGCAAGTCTGCGCCGTGTGCATTTTTACCATTTAATTCTTGGTAAATCAAACGCAAACGTCCACCTTTAGTACCGATAACTTCACCAACACCATTACTACCTAACCAGCGACCTGGTCCAGCGTCTGTAACTACAGCATCTTCTAATGCATGAACAACTCTACCACCAGAGAAATCGACACCATCATGAACAGACATTCCGCCAGCAGTTGCACCACGATAGCCAAATCCAGACGTAATATGCCATCCAGCACCGGGTGTATGTGCTACAGGACCACCACCACCACTTGCACTAGCAGCGTCGCTAATAACATTCCAAGCAGTTGACCACCATTTTTTACCTTGTTTTCTATCTGTTTTATCAAATAAATCACTATACATAGTTCCAACTTTACTTTTGCTTGTATTTACTGTTTTTGGATAAACACCTTCAAAAGTTTCTGCAGGATTTTTAGTGAATTTACCAATTGCTGATAATCGTTTCTTAAGTCCACCGTAAATGCTCTTGAAAGCACCAACAGCGGCTTTTCCGATATTTGAAATAAAACCAAACAGACCAGAACCATTAGCAAAATGAGTAATTCCTAAACTACTTAATAATTTAGATTCAGTTGCATTAAATACTCCAGCACCTTTTTCAAGATACTTCTGTGTATTTCTGCCTTCAACTTGTTCCAATTCTCCGTTAGCATGAGCAATAATTTCCTTATTGTTGGTTGATGGAGAATCGTTTCCATCATTGAGCGTTGCCAAAACAGGCTTTGTCAAAAGTCCATTTTTTAGTAATCCTGACCCAGTAGCGAAGGGTACAGTTTGAATTGGAGCAAGTGTTTTGCTACCACCATATTGTTTAAATACTTTGTTTTGACCCTTAACAGCATTATTATTAATGCCTTTAATCATCTTTCCAATCCAACTACCGACAGTATTGACAATTCCGCTCCAAGTTAAATGATAATTTTTCTTAGTGTTCGCATTGTCTTTCTTAATTGCTTTATATTGTTCAGCAGATTGGGTCGTAATTCCTTTATGCTGACGTTGAGCATAATGTAAAGTATTTTTATATTGTGAATTAGCTTTACTTACACTATCATGGCGCTGTTTTTCAGCTTTATCAACAACACTACGATATTGCTTTTGTGCATGCGATTCAATTTTTCTACGCTGTCGCATTGCATATTCTGATGTACCAGAATATTGGTTTTTTGCAGCTTTGATAACTCTATCGCGCTTAGCTTTAGCAGTATCAGTAACTTTACGATACTCCTTATTAGCATTTTTAATGATTGACTTACGCTCATCATTTGAGTTAGCAACCATCATTTTCATCTGATTTTCACTTAACTTCTTTTTCTTATTGGTTAAGTTACGATAGATTTTGAGTTGCTCATTTGCAGCAGTTTTAATATGACCAGTTAAAGTTGTTTGAAGTTTTGCCTCTTTAACAGTAACTCGTGTTTCATATTTTAAACGTTGCGCAGCGAGAGCTTTCTTTTTCTTATTTTGGAGAGCCTCAACTTGGGTTGAGTATTTCCCATACTTATTCGTTGCATACATAATCTTTTTATTGTAAGATTCTGTAAGCTTTTGACGAGCTTGTGTGTAAGCTTTCGTAATTGTCGTTTGACCTTTTTGATTGGTGCGTGTAAATGTGTTAATTTTAGCTTGAGAATGTTTAATGGTATTTAGTCGCTTTTTATATTCTTGCTTTGTAATATCACCATTTTTATAAAGAACCTTTAAATCAGATTCTTCTTGTTGTTTCTTCTTAGAATAGTAATTCTTACCTTCTTGCAGCAATTTATTATAAGCAGATGTCATTGACATTCGTTTAACATGAATTGGAACAGAGCCCAAACCACGCTGAATTGCCTTACCAAATTTACGTCCAGCACCTTCACCAATCATTCCACCTAAGCCAGCACCAACAGCAGTACCAATTCCTGGAGCAATCAATGTCCCAATTGCAGCACCTGCAGCAGTTCCACCCAAAGAACCTGTTGCAGCACCAACATGAGAACCAACATTTTTACGATTAGTTCCAATCAAATCTGTAGCAGAATTTAAAACATCTAAAATCCCAACGCTACCAGCAGCGAATTTACCTAATCTGCCGGCAGACTTAAATTTTGATGCTAACCTAGAAAAACGCCCTACTTTTCCAGCTTCACTAGCTTCAGATTCAACTTTGGCAGCTGTCTTTTCCGCCTTTGCAACTTTTCCAACTCCACCGCCAGCACTATCTTCAACTGAGCCACTAATACCAGTACCACTTGAAGCTGCTGCCGCTTCTTTTTTAAGGCGTAAATTTTGTTGCAACTCTTTATTTTGCAATTCAATTGCATCGGTTGAAGATTTAATACCCAAACGTTCTTTTGCCCAACCAACAATTATCGATGACATATCTTTAAATTTCATAGCTTCTTGCCAAGCTCGCTGTGCTTTTGTTGCTGCCCAAATAGAGGCAACAAGCACACCACTTTGCTTAGGATATTTAGCCATAATATTTAAGAATGGAAGCATAATTTTTGCAACATCCTTAGTAGCTGCTCCAAAAATCTTTAGTCCATCAACACCGCCACCACCTAGATCTTTTAAGGTTTTGGTAATTTCTGGTGCATGTTTTGCAATGCTGCGAGAACCCCGCTCAATTGATTTAGATAATGCATCAATTCCAGCATCCGCAGTTTTTGAAAAGTTTTTAACATGCCAAGCTTTAGCAAAAGCATCTGAAATTGTAGTTG